GGATTGTTATCTACTGGTAAATCTCTGAACCATTTTTTATTGTTATTCAAACCAGCAAACATTACTGCGTTTGTAAAGTGTGTTCCTGCCATAATTTTCTCCTTTGTATAGCGTTGATTATGTAGTCTCTATACCGTCTGCCTAGCCAGTCTACATAATAATTTTATCTAGGTTTTAATATTATACATAAAAAAAGGGGCGATGTGAACACCGCCCCTTAATATTCAATTGATATGCTATTTATTAGCTAGTTGGTAAATTTCCGTTACCAAATACACATCTTGGATCAGAAAATCCAAAAGAGTATCTTTCTCTTGCTTTAAATCTCATATTACCTGTATCGAAGTCACCTTCCATAGCAGTTTTGATCGGTGATCTAACAAACATTTTTAGTCCATTAGGTACATCAGTTAACAAGAAGTATGAGTCTGTGTCAGTTAAGAAATTATTAATTCTATAACCTTCAGGCACCATACCCATGTTATTGATCGCATTAATGTCATTGTCTGCAGTTGCCGTTCTCATTGGAGATTTCATGATTCTTTCCGCTGTGAACTGAAGTTCTTTTGGAATAATCATTTTTCTTCCAGTAGAAGCTATTTTCAAGCCTCTTTCATCGACAAATCCTGAGATGTCAATTAATGACTGCTCTAATGAAGTTTCATTAAGATCTGCAGCAGTTGCAAGAACGTTTGAGAATGTACCACCAGTTGCAAGTGGGTGTGAAGAGTTAATTAAAGATACTCCGTCACCACCTGTTACAGCAGTAAATTGCGCTTGGTTCAATACGTTTGCAGCCTTAACTTGCTTCGTATTAGACATTGATCTTGCAAGAGCTCTTGTGTATCTCGCTGCAAGTCTGTCATATAGGTTATCTTCTATTGCTTCCTCAGTGATTGAGAATGCTAATGCGATTGTTTCGTGATTGTATCTTGCTGTGAAAGTTTCACCTGCTTGATCAAACACTACTCCAGCACCTTCTTGTTTAACTGGTGCAGAAGCAAAACCGCTTAACATTACTTCCTCTTCGAAAGCCCTGTCAGATGTTTCAGTCGTGAAAATCTCTGCGTGTTGATTTTCATAACGACTATACTCCAGGCCGAATAAAGCATTCAAACCTGGCTCTAGTTCTTTAACTAGTTGTGATCGTGATATCGCCATAGTTATTCTCCTTTATTACGCTATACCTGTACCACTTCTGTAGAAGTGATTGTTGATTCTTACAAGAATATTTGCATTTGCAGATCCTGTATCAGAATTGTCTGGGTCCTGACAAATATCAATCGCTTGAATTGCGAAAGTAGTTGCAGTTCCAGAAACACTAACATCAAGTTGCTGTTTAGATATTCCTGTTGATGTAACACCAGTAGTGTTTGTAACAGAGTAATTCTTGTACAAATCTGCTCTAGTGAAAGCCTCGTCTGCATCAATCAAAAATACTGCATCTGGATCGTCAATTACGAATGCAGTAATATCACTAGCAGCGATACCGCCAGGATAATGATTGCTAAAAGTTGGCTTTTGAGTAGTTGGATCTGTATAAAAACATCCGTTGAAAACACCCACAACAGCGTCAGATGTATTAGGACCGTGCCTTTGAATATTTCCAGTTCCTAATGGTTCAACCATTTCTCCTTGGAAAATCGCGTCTGCATATCCTGATGCAATCGTATATCTGTTTTGAGCTCCTACTAATGGTGTACCGTCTAGTTTTCTGTACGGTCTTAGACCGAACTTTTCACTTACGTTTGCCATAGTTGTTTTTTCTCCTTATATGTTATTAATCCAAGCTATCTCGGGTAGGTAATGCAAAAAAATTATTTTTTACGACTACCACCAAAGGTAACTCTTGACTGCCTATCAATATTGATTGGCATGTCAGGGTGTTGTTCCTTCATAAGATCTCTATCTATCGCGTCTGTTCTGTCTTGAGTTATTTTTCTAAAATACTCAGCACGACTTTTTAAAATCTCCTCCGGTATCCTTGCCAACACAAGGCCACCAATTCCGATGAGACCAGCATGTTTACCTTCGTAGATAACAGGGTAATCGTTTTCACCGATTTCACTTAAAATAGTTTCGGCTTTGACAAATTCCCAACCTTCTCTAAGTTTCTTAGAAACATTTCCTGGATCTTCGAAACCTGCAGTTGAAACCCTTATCCACCTGTGTGCATAACCTTGCGGTGCAGCTGGTGCATCCAAACTGGATGGTGGAGTCCAATCTTTCTTTCTAGTTTTTTTAGTTCTAGTTTCAGACTCGCGTGAAGTTTTAATTTTTTCCATGTTACACTCCTTCCTTCACGTATTTAGCGTATTCCTCTAGTGGCACCCCTAATTTCTTAGCGATAACTACCTGTGATTTGGTGAGTTTCACAGACTTGCGTCCTCCGGCTCTACGACTTACTGAGGCTACATTTTGGACGGGTTTTTCAGTAGTAACAGTTTTTTCTACAGTCGTGTCGGCAAATTTCTGAGGGAAATATTCCTTCATACGTTTGTTTATTTGATTATAATACTCGTCAGATTCTGCGTCAATTCCCTGCTGTATTATCTCGTCATGTATTCCCATTGCAGCAGATGTCATGACTCTGTCACTTCCAAACCATTCATTTTCAGTAGCCCAATCTTGAGCTCTCTTACTAATTTGAGGTTCAGGTTGTGCAGGTTCTTGAGGTTTTGACTCAGATTCCTTTTTTCTAGCCTCTTTTTCACCAAGAGTCATAGAAACTTTTTCTTTCTCAACAGCTAACTTAGTTAACTTATCTTGAGCTTCAGTTATTTGCTCAGGATCTTGAGAATCAAATGCAGCTTTCAATGCGGCTTTTGCCTTATCTCTTTCCGCATCAATTCTTGCATCATATTCCTTAAGATAATTAGTATCGACCTCTTCATATTTTTCTTGAGCTGTCTCATATTTATTCTTAAGTCCCTTCGCATATTCAACGGCAGCTTTTTCTCTTCTCTCTGCCTCTCTTATTTGAAAGGTTAATTTTTTAATTCTTTTTTGAACCTTGTCAGAATACTCTTGAAGACCTTCATCTTCTTTTTCTTCTTTTTGTTCAAACTTAGGTTTACTTTCAACAGGCTCCTCTTCAACTTTTTTTTCTTCTTCTTTAGTTTCCTGTAAAAGTTCTTTTGCAGTTTTACCGCTTTTAGTTACATCGACATAACCTAAATCTACGTCTTGTTTTTTTTCAAAAGCCTCATCTTTTACTTCAGGAGCTTCTACATCAATTGTTTGTTCATTTACTCCGTCTGTATCTATTTCGACTTCATTGTTTATATTTTCTTCAGCCATTTGTCCTCCTTAATAATGGTGCAAAATATCGTTTGGATCTGAAATTGTAGAAATGACTTCATCGTCATTTAAAACTCTTACTTCACCACCCTCAATTTTGAATCTTGAACCTGCGTATCTACTAAAGATTATCCAATCATTTAGTTTACACCAAGGTCCTTTTGGGAATTTTTCTTTATCATGATAACAAAGATCTCCCATTTTAAGCACAAGACCACATACTGTAGTCATTTGTATGGTTTCTTGCGTTGTGTCAGATAAATAAATACCACCTTTGGTTTTTTTGGGTCCTGCATAAGGCAAAACTAATATTCTATAACCAGTAGGCGTTGGTAATTTATCTAATGTTGATTTTTCGATCGCATTTGGATCAAGGACTGTTTCGACTTCTTCTTTTGCCTTGTAGGCATCAAGTAGCGCTTCAGTCCGTTTCGGTGTCTCCGTGGACTTGTTCATCTTCATACTCCGTTGTTTTCAGCAGGTCTTTAAGATCCTGTTGCAGGTCTTCAAGAGACCTGATTTGACCCCTAACATATTGTAGTTTATCCATAGTGTCAACACCATATATAGCGTGGTCTTTGAGTCGAAGTAAGATTTTTTTAATTCTGGCTTGTACTAATGAAATAGTATCTATGTCCATTATTCCTCTCTTTGTAAACAAACTTTATTTTTTCCTGATTGTAATACTTTAAAATCCCAATAAGAAACAGCTGCTCTAATAACCTCAAAATTGCATAAATTGAAATCATCAATTATTATTCTTGAACCTTTTCTAGATCTTTCAGCAAACCATAAAGTTTCCCTTAAAATATCTTTTGTTGTATGTGGACCATCTAAAAAAACTAAATCATATATTGTTTTACTTAAATTAAATATGTCCATATATTGTAGGTCCGTCATATTATAAAATTTAAAATTTGGATTACCACCAAAATCTTTTACCATTTGATCTCTCATATCATTAGAGTAAGTGGGTGCTTTGAAAGTCCACTCTCCGTTTTTTTTCCATTGTTGATTATTATCAAAATGTTGGTATTTAAGATCACCATATGGATCTATTGCATAATGAACATATTCAGCATTACCAATTCTAGGTTTTAAAGTCATCATAATAATTTGAGAGCCTAATCCCTCACGAACACCGACTTCACATGTTGTAACTGTTTTTGGTTGTTTAAAAAAAGGTAAAGTTTCACACCATTCTTTTAATAATTCATACTCAGAACTGTCGCCTCTGATAGTCATTGAGAATTTATATCTTTTTATGATTTTTTTGCAAACGTTTTAACATTTGTAGGTTTACCACCTACACCTTGAGGTTTAGCTCTTTTTCGCGCTACAGCTGATCTTCTTTGTCCTTCTGTCATACGTCTTGCTTTTGCAAGTGGGACACATTTTGGATATTTACGTTTTGCGTCAGCAGCTTGTTTTGATCTACCACATTTTGAAAAAGATCCGTCTGCTTTTTTACTTCCTATATCTACCCATTTTTGTTTAAACCATTCAGTTAGTCCACCCTGTTTCATTTTATTGACTGAACCTTTTGGCACACAATTGGGAACCATCTTGTTCCCTTTTTTCTTCATACCGGCTTGTACGTAGCCCTCCCAACAAGTACCACGTTTATACATTAGAAAACGCCTTGAAACTTAGTTCCTCTGATGGCAGCTCCGCCACCTTTATTTAACATTTTAATTTTTTGTAATCTTCCCATAGCAGATTGAGATCCTGCTGTCATGCCACCAGCCATTTTCTTTTTTGGTTTACCAATAGCAATCATGATCATCATTTTGCCTTTTTTTGCTTTCATCATTGCACCTTTTGCTGCTGGTTTTGGTCCTCTAAAATCTTTTCTCTTAACTCCTGATGGATCTTTTATTTTACCAGCGCAAATTTTAGAAGCGTAGGCGTTAGCATATGCTGACGGGTACACTTTAAATTTTCTTTTCGCTGCCGCTTTACCTCTTGGGCATAATTTTGTCATTTTTTTCCTCCGTTTCTAAAAATCTGTGTACCTTTTATACCATATATTGAAGCTACAACCAAGATCCACAAATTAGTAAACCATGAAGGAAGCTGTGAGAACATCTCAAAAAAAAGTTTAACCTTATCCATCGCAGACGGATCATCCGATATTACCGCCCAAGCCAGGACCACTACGGGCAAACTGAGAATTATTAAAACTGCCTCGTCTTTCCAATCTGATTGTCGGGCTTCTAACAATTTTCCCTGATAGGCTTCCTCACCCCGAGCTTGACGTTCTGCATGTAATAATTGTGCATCAGACATTGCCATTTTTGCCTTCTGCTTGTTTGCATAAATTTTACTTCCAGCACTAACCGCTAATTTGATTGCACTTAACCACATCGTATTTGTCCTTTCTTCTTTGACACATATATTTTATCATTTTTCCTACAATTCTGAAAGCCCTTCTACCGGACATCTTCCATCTCCAAGTTTGTTTCCATTTTTCATTACGAACTTTTACAGGCAGTATAGATCCACCGAATAAATTTACAAATCTTTCAATTATATCTTTATCACACATTTCAACAGAACATTGAAATGATTTTCTACCCTTACCTTTACCCCAAACTCCAAAGCTTCCCTCTCCATCAAATAATCCAGCTAGAAAAATTATTTTAAGCTTTTCTGGTAGATTTTCGTACAAGTTTTTTTGCATTTTTTGACCTAACTATATTAATACCCTGTGGATTAGGTCCTTTTTTAGGCGGTGGCCCAAATTTTACCCCTCCACTAAGTCCTTTACGTTTGTTTTGTCTGTCTGATTGCATTTTTTCCTGCCTTAAATATTGATGCTACTCTTGATTTACCCATAACTTTAGCACGTTGCTCACCTACTGTAAGGATTTGTATTTTTCTTGCAAATGGTTTAGATATTTTTTTAACTTTCGCAACAGTCTTACGAGCATCAGAAGGAGTCGCAAACTTAATTCTAACAGTATCTTTAGGATTCTCATCTGTGTACAATCTCCTACCTGAACCTTTAGGTTTTTTACCAGTACCAATTTTTGGATCTCTATTTTTTCTCAAGTTTATCTCTCGCTATATCTAATCTTTCATCAGATTGTTGATCTTGTTGTGCAAGTTTATCATAATCGTAATCTAATCTTGCTGCAGCTCTCATATTTTCTTGATCTTGCTTAAATTTAACCTCTTCTGCTTTTCTTTGCATGTCCATAGCTCTTAAATCTACTTCTTGTTGTTTAATTCTTACTAATGGATCTTGTTTTGCTGCATTTGTAGCTAATTCTGTTTGAACAAGCTCTTGTGTTATCTGTGCAGCAGCTTTTGCAACCTCTGCATCAAACAAAATTTGAAATTGTTCTGGATTTTGTTGTGCCATTTGTTGCATGTCAGAATTATTTGCCATTGATGCTCTAACTTGTGCTTTTGCTTTGAATGAAATGTGATCTGAAATGTGCGATTGCATTAATGCATACACTTGTGGATTAATTTGTACCATTCTTGATGCCATAAATGCCATGTGAGCAGCTATATGTGCATCATGATCTTGAAATTCAAAGGCAGTTAACAGTTGCATTTGCAATGCACGTGCATTTTCTTTCGCAGGATCCATGGGTTCTGGTTGTTTTGGTGCAGGTTTTAAAATTGTTTCTATTTGTTTCGTGCCCAAGGCTTCATAAACACGTCTGTAAGCCTCGTGTATATTGTGAATTTGTGGATTTGTCTGTGCAATTTGTAATTGTGTTTGTGCTAAAGTTACTCTTTGCGCCATGGACATAATATTTGGGTCTGCAACCGGTAAAATATCAACTCTTTCATCAAAATCTGCTTGTTTTATTTGTCTTGGACCACCATAAACATCGTATGGATACTCAGGTGGTAGCGATTCTTGGCAAATTTTTGCTAAAATTTTAAATTCTAACCTCATTGCATAATAACAACGCTTGTGAACACCACTCATAACACGTGAACCACGCTCCATTAAAGCAATTGTAGTGCCTACAGCTCTATTTTGTACATCATTACCTATGTTTGAATCAGTTATAGCTGCAAATTTTTGTCCTGCTTGTACGACAAAACCTAATAATTGAAATAAAGTTGTAGATGGTTCCGTAAA